GGCAGCATGGGCCCAAGGGGGTTTGGGAGGGTGGGGGGCGGCGTTTTCTTCCACGCAACCCCATAGAGAATCCTAAGATTTTCCCATTACTTTCAGGTGTAACTATTACCTGAGAAATTTTTTGCCAGGAAATTTCCTTAGCGGGCACCAGCGGGCACCAGCGGGCACCAGCGGGCACCAGCGGGCAACGCCCCGGCCTAGTAAAATTCCGCCACACCACTACACAATGTGTTATATGCTGTGCGCACTACTCCCCCTACTCGCTCACCATGAACACCGCCCTGGCGCCCACCCCGAACCTTCCCGGCCTGACTTTCCCCGAGCCGCGCGACCCGTCCGAGATGGCGTTCCCAGCGTTGCTGCCCATGGAGTTGGCCATGAAAGTGGACACCCCCGAGGCAATCTGTCAGGCCAATGGCATCACCCGCGGCCAGTTCATGCAGCTGATCAAGCACCCAGTGTTCATCCGTGCCTACCAAGAAGCTGTGGAGTTGTTGAAAGTGGACGGCATGTCGTTCAAGGTCAAGGCCGGCATGCAGGCCGAGGAATACCTGAAGATCGCTTTTGAGATGGTGCACAACCCGGTCACCTCCGACAGCGTGCGGGCCGACATCATCAAGAACACCGTACGCTGGGCTGGGTACGATCACAAGGCAGCAGATGCCGGCAACACGGGCAGCAACTTCAACATCCAGATCAACCTCGCGTAGTTACAAATTCGCCGCGCCGGCGCACGCGTAGCACGGAAAACCCGTTTAAGGAGAATTAAATGTCCTACTCGTTCAATTTCCAGGTCGACACGAAAGCCGAAGCCAAAGCCCGCGTCGCCTTCGAGATGCGCCAGATCGTCGCTCAACAGCCGAGCCACGCCAAGGATCAGGCCGAAGCCGTGAAGGCCGCGCACGTCTTCATCGACATGTTGGCGGACAAGCCTGAGCAGGACATCCAGGTCAGCATGCACGGCGCGCTGGGCTGGGAGTGGTCCAAGGAAGATCCGCACGGGCTCGACCGCAGCCCGGCATTCAGCTCGGCGAGCTTCGGTATCAGCGCCTATCACACCGCGCGCAAGGCAGCCTGACACCGTGACCATCCGCACGCTCGACCACAGCCCCGACAGCCCGTACAACTTGTTGGCGTTGTGGATGGTCCGCCAGGGCGTCGCCGAGCTGACGCTCACGCCCGAGGATGTCGATGCGCTCGAGCAGGTCATGGCCGATGGCTCGATGACGTTCTGCGCGATGTACACCCCAGAAGGCAACGTATCGGTGAGATTCATGAACAGCGAAGACGTCCCACCCGAAGACGCCCAGATCCAATGACTACCATCCAGTACACGCCCCCGCCAACGGTCAAGGCGTTTATCAAGCACTATCGCCCCGGCGAGCTGTTCATCGATTGGATCGTCGGGCCGGTCGGTTCGGGCAAGACGACAGGCATCTTTTTCAAGCTCGCCTATATGGCGCAGCTGCAGAAACCCAGTCCGATCGATGGCATCCGGCGCAGCCGCTGCGTGATCGTGCGTAGTACGGCGCCGCAGCTCGCTGACACCACGATCAAGTCGTTTAACTACTGGTTCAAGGATGGGCAGGCGGGCAAGTGGGGCGCAACGGCCAAGAACTTCTTGCTGCGCTACGGCGATGTCGAGTGCGAGGTGATGTTCCGCCCGCTCGACACGCCCGACGACGTGGACCGCGTCCTGTCGCTCGAGGTCACGTTCGCCATCATCGACGAGTTCGTACAGATCCCGCGCGAAATTGTTGAAGCGCTCTCCGCGCGCTGCGGTCGGTACCCACCCGAGATCGAGGGCGGCGCGACCAACTGGGGCATGTGGGGAGCCTCGAACCCTGGCCAGGAGTCGGACTGGTGGTACCCGATGCTCGAGGACCAGACGCTGCTCGAGGCCGGGAGCGAGCCTGAGAACTGGGAGTATTTCAAGCAGCCCAGTGGCTATAGCGAGCTGGCCGAGAATCTGGCCAACCTGCCGGGTAAGAAGGACTATTACACGGCCTTGGCCAAGGGCAAGACGGCGCACTGGATCAAGCAGTTTATCGAGGTCGAGTGGGGTTACTCGATGTCGGGCAAGCCGGTGTTCCCGATGTTCAACCGCGACATGCACGTGGCCAAGCAGACGATCCGCCCCAACCCCGGCTACCAGCTGGTGATCGGCTACGACCCTGGCCTGAGTGGCTCAGGCGTGATCCTGGGGCAGTACGACGATTCGATCGGGCAGCTGCGCATCCTTGATGAATTCGCGCTCGAGGACTACGCGACCGACCGCATGATCGATGAGAAGCTCAAGCCGCTGCTGCGGCGCAAGTACGCGGGCTTCGAGGTGATGGTGACGGCCGACCCGGCGAGTTCGAATGGCGACCAAGCCAAGCAGGGCCAGTCGGTGATGCGCGAACTGCGTAAGCACTTCACGGTCGCCCCCGACACGAACAACAAGATCGAGTCGCGCTTGGCGCCCGCACAGTATTACATGATGCGGCTGGTGAGCGCGGGCCCGGCGCTGCTGATCGACCCGAGCTGTGTCAAGCTCATCCGGGCGCTGGTCAGCGGCTATAAATATACGGTCTTGAAGGGCGAGCAACGCCGCGAGACCCCGGACAAAAACGGCCATTCGCACATCGCCGACGCGTTCACGTACCTGTGCCGCTACGTGCGCAAAGGGGAAGAACTGGCGGGGCGGCGCGTCGAGAAGCCGATGCCGCGGCAACGAAGTTACCCGAATAGCTACAACATGCGATAGACTTGGCCGCACCGTTCTCTAGCACACTTAGCGCCCGAATAGGCGAGGATCTTATGGCCGCCGCGAATCCCAGCACCCCGCTACCCACGGCGACCCAGCCCGATGCGACCTCGACACTGCAGGCCGGTACGGTCAAGATCGACCCGGCGGGCATCGCACGGCTGGGCGCCGCGCTCGCCGGGCGCTTCAAGCAGTACGAGATGGACCGGCGCCCCGCGGAATTGGTCTGGGAACGTAACGCGCGCCAGTATCTGGGCATTTACGACCCGGATATCGAGCGCAACATGGACACCAACCGCTCGCGTGCATACCCGAAAATCACCCGCGTGAAGTGTGTCTCGATGCTCTCGCGGCTGATGAACCTGTTGTTCCAGGCCGACGACAAGAACTGGAGCGTGAGCCCCAGCGCGGTACCGGACCTGGACCAGGAGGACTTGCAGTCGGTGCTAGACGCGCTGATGCCGCCGCCGGCGCCTGACCTCGCAGCCCCCAGCGCGTTGCCGCCGGCACCCCCGACGCCACCGAGCGACGCGCAGATCGAGCAGGCGATCCGCGACTTTGCGAAAAAGCGCGCCGATCGCATGGAACTCGAGATCGAAGACCAGCTGCAGGAGCTGGGCGGCAACCGCATGACCGACTACGTGGCGTTGTGCCGCAAGGTGTTGTCAAGTGGCATCCAGTACGGTGCGGGCATCCTCAAGGGGCCGTTCGTCGAGGAACAGACGCAGCGGCGCTGGGAGCCGGATGCGACTGGGCGCCTGCAGGCGGTACCCTACACCGCCTATCGGCCGCGCTTCGAATTCTGTCCGTTGTGGAACTATTACCCGGACATGTCGGCGCGCGCCTTGCACCAGATGGAAGGTCAGTACGAGCGCATCGTCATGACGCGCCACCAGGTGATCATGCTCAAGCAGCGCCCCGACTTCATCAAAGACCAGATCGACAAGTTTTTGCGCCAGTCGCCCACGGGCAACTATGTGCGCCGCGCCTACGAGACGCAACTATTGGGCGATGGTCCACAGCTCAATGTCACGCACCAGGAGCGCAACAAGTTCGAAGCCTACGTGTGGCAGGGGTACGTGAGCGGGCAGGACCTGCTGCTCGCCGGCGCGAATGTTCCTGACAACAAGTTGGAAGAAGACGTCCGCGCCCAAGTGTGGCTTTTAGGCGACACGGTCATCAAGGCGCAGCTCGACCCCTGGTCGACCCTGGAGACCGATGGCGAGATGCCGTTTTACCACCACTTCATTTTTGAGGAAAACGAGACCTTCCTGCTCGGTAACGGCCTGCCCAACATCGTGCGCGACAGCCAATTGGGCATTTGCGCCTCGGTGCGTATGATGCTCGACAACGGTAGCGTGCAGCGTAATATCGAAATCAACACCGACTTGTTAGCGGCTGAGCAGGACTTGACCGCGATCACCCCGGACAAGATCTGGCTGCGTGACGATAAGGATGGCACCACGGCGGGCATGCCCGCGATCCGGGTGATCGACTTCCCCTCGCGCATCGCTGAATTTTCACAGTTGGCCAAGCTGTTTGGCGAGTTCGCCGACCAGGAGACCTTCGTGAACGCGGCCACCGGCGGTGACATGCAGAAGGGACCAAGCGAGCCGTACCGTACCGCGACCGGGGCTTCGATGCTGCGCGGCGATGCAGCGCTGCCGTTCAAAGACGTGGTGCGCAACTTCGACGCGTTCACGATCTCGGTGATCGGTGCGATCCTGGTGTTCAACCG